ACTGTCTGAACAAAAACGCGCGGATAACTGGCAACGCAGGTACGGGCTAACACCCGAGCAAGTCTGGGCCATGGAAAAAGCACAGAATGGGTGTTGCGCAATATGCGCCAACAAGGTGGCACAATACCACATTGACCACTGCCACACAACCGGCAAGGTGAGGGGGCTACTGTGTGTTAACTGCAACAGGGGCCTCGGTGCGTTCCGTGACAACGTTCAAAACATGGAAAAAGCACTGGAGTACCTGCAAGCATGCCTATGAACGACACACAGCAAAAACTACTCAAGGCTTTTGCAGAACAGAACAAGGGATGGCCCAAGGAGCAACTGGACCTAGCCCTGTGGCGTGTGAGGTGGGAGCTAACGGCACTACCGCACCAACAAGAGCCAGAGGACGGGGAGTATGACACGTTCTTACTTTTGGCCGGTCGAGGTTCGGGCAAGACGCACACCGCGTCCAACTGGCTAGGACTAAGGGCGGCGATCTACGACAAGACCCGCTGGTTGGTAACAGCCCCAACATCAAACGACATTCGCGCAACGTGCTTCGAGGGTGACTCAGGCTTGCTGAACATCATACCCTCCTCGCTGATCAAGGACTACAACAAGTCACTGTTTGAACTCACACTCAAGAACGGGAGCATGATCCGCGGCATCCCGGCGTCTGAGCCAGAGCGCTTCCGGGGTACACAGTGGCACGGCATGTGGGCAGACGAGTTGTGTGCGTTCGAGTACATCGACGACGCGTACGACCAGATTCAGTTCACGTTGCGACTGACAGACCCGCGCATTGCTAGGGTACAGTCGATCATTACCACCACGCCCAAGCCGCTGGAACTAATCACAGACCTGAACGAGGGCAAGGTCGGCGGTGACGTGTACGTGTCAAGAGCCTCCAGCTACGACAACAGGTCAAACCTCTCCAGCACGTTCTTCAAACAACTTGAAGCCTACGAGGGCACAGACCTAGGACGTCAGGAGATTTACGGCGAGATCTTGGACCCAGAGAACGCGGGTATTGTCAAGCGTAAATGGTTTAAGAGTTGGGCCGCGCACAAACCAACACCGACCTTGGAGTACGTGCTGGTGTCGTACGACCCAGCCACCAGCGAAAAGACACACAACGACCCGACCGCGTGCATCGCGTTAGGTGTGTTCGAGCAAGACGACTTTGCGACAAGTTGCATTTTGCTGGACGCATGGGACAACCACCTATCGTACCCTGAGTTACGACGCAAGGTGATCGAGGACTACAAGGAAGTTGTGTACGGCGCGGACAACACCTTTGCCAAGGGCAAGAAAACGGACCTGATTTTGATGGAAGATAAGTCCGCGGGTATCTCCCTCATTCAAGAACTACAGGCCGCGCACCTGCCGGTAAGGTCATACAACCCCGGAAGAGCCGACAAGGTGCAGAGGATGAACATTGTGGCGCCTCTGATTGCAAAAGGCCGGGTGTACGTGCCAGAGGACCCAGAAAATCCGGGTGAGGTGGCACCTTGGGCCAAGCGTTTCATCAGGCAGGTGTGTTCTTTCCCCGAAGCTAAAGGCCACGACGACTACGTTGACGCACTTTCACAGGCTCTGAGGGTCCTGCGCGACTCAGGTTGGCTTGAACTAGACCCATTGCCGGCGCGAGACTACGCACACGCGGATGATATTGCGCGAAACAGGGTCAATAACCCCTACGCCGCGTGATTTTCGGGCACAAACACCCTCATTTATGGGTGATTGGTTATAGGAGGCCCCTTGAATGCACAGTTCATCGCACGCAAAAGAGATCAGGCAGTGTGGTTGTCAGATGTGTCGCTATATCCGAGGACGAAGCGAGTCATATTCTGTCTGGGGCAAGGTTAGAGCAGGGTATCGGAGCATGTTGAAAGACATTGTTAAGGGCGGCGACCTTGAAAACTACAACAAAATTTTGAAAAACCGAGATTACGATGCTTAATCCAATTAAAACACCGACACAAATGATGTACGAACAAGCAGGCATCCCTCATTACGGTACCGGCGGTAAAACTGGCGTGGTTGAGCAGTTTGCAAGCCGAATTCAAGACGCAATTCGCAAATATACAAAAGCGGTGGGCAAACCACCGTCACCAGAAGAAGTAAAACAGCTAGAGGACCACATTCGGTCCCTTTCTCAGCCGACAGGCAACGCACCACAAACGATGGCGCGCACACAACAACAAACACCGTTCTCAAACCAGCTTGTTGACGCAACAGGCCGTCCATATCAAGCGGTAACAACACCAGAAGGCCGCACAATCACACCAGAGCGCGCCAAGGGTGTAGCAACACGCGAGTCAGTGGGTCCTTACCAAGATTTACCAAGCCAGTTTGGTATGTCACCCGCAAACATCAAGGCGCGTGCATACCCCAAGGGTCAGTTTCTAAACGCGTTCCCTGAAGACGAGTTCATGTCGATGGCCAACACGGGCCGCACAGGCAACCGCACATGGAACAAGTCATTCACACCCTCAACAGAAGAGTTGGCAACGCGCCAGCAGTTGGGTGAAGAGGCGATGGACCTGTCAGACGACGCAATGGGTGGTCTTGATGCCATTCGTATGACCGAGGGTGACATTCCGCAGATGACCAGCGCCAGCGAGCCGTTTGCCACACGCGCGGCGTCAATGGAAGCCCCCGGTCTGGACAAACTGACAGACGAGATGTTGTTGGGCAAGCACGGTGCCTTGGTGGACAAGGTGGTTGCGGACTTCAAAGCCCGCGGCATTGACCCAGACCAAGAAGACATTGTGAACGCGATCAACGCAATGATCAACCCCATGCGCCACAACTACACCGGCATGAACCCGATTGCCCAACGCCCTGTGCAGGGCCGTGGCCCCGCAACGGCAGAGATGCAATCATGGCGCGACGAGGCCCGCATGTCTGGTCTGCCAGAGACGGTGGTGACTAAGCACCCAGATGATTGGAAAGCACAACACCAGCGCGATTATTTGCTGGACACAGCCCCCGAGCAACGCGCACCGTTTGCGCAAGACTGGCAGATGCAAGAGTTGGAAGACAAGCGCCGCCGTGCGGTGCAGGGTAAAGCCGCAGGCGGCATGATGTACTCTCCACGCGACATGCAGGCCGAGATGATGGTCCGCGGTTACGCAGGCGGTGGTTACACACAAGAACAACAACCTTCAATGGAAGAATTAACAAGCTACATTCGTGAAGGTCGCAGTCAATTTCCAGATTCACTTACCGAAGTGATGATGCGCAACGCCGAAAAGGCACGAACAGAATATGAGGCGCGCGAGCCAAGAATGTCTGAGTACGAACCAACACCACGCGAACGTATTTCATCATTAGGAAGCGGCATGCTTGAAAAAGTAGGCATTCGTCGTCCTATTGCACGACGTGCGGCAGACACTATTGTTGGAGGCCCATCAAGCAACATCCCCGGAGGTTGGGGCGCAATGGACGTTGCCGCTTTTGCTAACCCCGCTGTTGCCATGATGCAAGCACCAATGTTTGCCGCTGAAGCAGGACAAAATTACCGACAAGGCAACTACGGCGGAGCGGCCATGAGCGCGCTAGGCGCACTGCCTCTCGTAGGACCAATTCGTAAAGCATACAAAGGCTTTAACCAATAATGCAACCAATCATTCCACTCCAAAAGGGCGGTAACCTGTCCGCGTTGTCGTACGCTGAAAACGAGACAACGAAAGAAGTAGACACGGACAAAGAAATCCAAGATTTGGCCGAGGCGCTTGACATCGACATTGACGATGTAGAGTCTGAGGTCATTGAGTTGGAAGATGGATCTGTTGTGGTAAACATGACAGAGGTGGAGAAGCCTTCACAGAACCCAGAGTTCTATGCCAACTTGGCCGAAGAGATGGACGAGTCCATCCTTGACGGTTTAGCGTCTGAGTACCTTGACCTGATTGAGGTGGACCGCGAGTCCCGCAAACAGCGTGACAAGCAGTATGAAGAGGGCATCCGCCGCACAGGTCTGGGCAACGACGCCCCCGGTGGCGCAACGTTCGACGGCGCGTCCAAGGTGGTTCACCCCATCATGGCAGAGGCTTGTGTGGACTTTGCGGCAAACGCCTGCAAAGAGTTGTTGCCGGCAGACGGATTGGTGCGCACGTACATCAAGGGCAAGGCTGACCAAACTCGTTTGGACACAGCACAACGTAAAGCCAACTTCCTGAACTGGCAGTTGACAGAGCAGGTTGAAGAGTACCGCGACGAGATGGAGCAGTTGTTTACACAGCTTCCCCTTGGCGGCTCACAGTATCTCAAATGGAGATGGGACAAGGACCTGAACCGCCCAGTGCCAGAGTGGGTTCCAATTGACAACGTGCTGTTGCCTTTTGCGTCTACAAATTTTTACTCAGCCGCGCGTGTTACAGAACAGCAAGACATCACCGAAGATATGTTCAAGCAACGTATCGAAGTTGGTGAGTACCGCGACATTGAGCTATACACCTCTGACCTGTTGCCTGAGAACCAGACACAGTCTAAAAAGGCCAACGACAAAATTGAAGGTCTAACAGAGCCAACGAAGAACGTAGACGGTTTGCGCCGCGTGTACGAAATTACCGCGTTCTTGCGTTTGGAAGACGACCCTCTGACAAAAGGCGCACGTGCGCCGTATGTTATGACGGTGGACGAGATTTCAAGCAAGGTGGTTGCACTGTACCGTAATTGGCAGTCTGGTGACCTGCGCATGCGCAAGCTGGATTGGATGGTCGAGTACAAGTTTATTCCATGGCGCGGCGCTTATGCGATTGGTATGCCACACCTGATTGGTGGCCTCTCAGCGGCACTGACTGGTTCATTGCGCGCGTTGATGGACTCAGCGCACGTGAACAACAGCCAGACAATGTTGAAGCTAAAAGGCGGACGCATTGGTGGACAGACAGACCGCATTGAACCAACTCAGGTCGTAGAGATCGAGGGTTCACCCGGCGTGGACGACGTGCGTAAGTTGGCCATGCCACTGCCGTTCAACCCACCGTCTTCTGTGCTGTACAACCTGTTAGGTTGGTTAACAGACGCGGCTAAAGGTGTTGTGAAGACCAGCGAAGGCCGTATTGCCGACGCGGGTAGCAACACACCAGTTGGCACAACACAGGCGTTGATCGAGCAGGGTTCTAAAGTATTCTCAAGCATTCACGCGCGACTGCACCGCAGTCAGGCTAAGAGCTTGCAGGTCTTGTCACGTATCAACCACTGGTACTTGGAAGACATGGACAACCAGTCCGGTGCCGAGATCGCGGTTGAGGACTTTGAAGACAACTCAGACGTCAGCCCGATCTCTGACCCTAACATCTTCAGCGAAACACAGCGCCTGACGCAGGCTCAACTGGTAATGCAGTTGGCAGACAAGGCGCCGCAGTTGTACAACGTGCGGGAAGCGCACATGCGCGTGATGAAGTTGATGAAGGTGCCTGACATTGAGAAGGTCATGCCTAACCCACAGGGCTCGGTTGAAAGCAACCCTGCACTGGAGAACGTTCAGATGACAATGGGCCACGCGGCGGCCGCGTTCCCAGACCAGAGCCACATTGACCACCTGAAGGTGCACTTGGCGTACATGATGGACCCTGCGTACGGCGGCAACCCACTCATTGGCCCCGGTGTGACGCCTTTGATGTTGGAGCACATCAAGCAACACCTGACACTGCACTACTTGCAGTCGATGCGCAACTACGTGTCACACGCCGCGGGTGGCAAAGACTCGTTCAAGTTGAACGAAGAGCGCAAGCTGGACCTAGCCGCCCAAGAGGCGCTGGCAATGGCCGCGCAGTTGGTCAACCAAGACGCGCAGAAGACATTCGAGGGCATCACGCCAATTATTCAGCAGTTGGTGCAACAGATGCAACAGGCCAAGCAGACCCAGATGCAGTCAGCGGCGATGGCAGACCCAACGTCTCAGGCACTCATCCAGACACAGATGGCCGAGACAAAGCGCAAGACAGAAGAGGCGCAGGCCAGATTCCAGTTGGAGCGCGAGAAGATGCAGGCCGAGATGGCAGACAAGGTGCGCGACATGCAGGCCAAGTTGGCAGAGATCCAAGCCAAGATGGGACTACAGCAACAGTTGGCCGATCAGGACAACGCGGCCAAGGTGGCTATTGCCGACATCAACAACTCTTCCAAAGAGCGTGTGGCAACGATCAACGCCGACCAAGCGTTGAGCGCGCAACAGGTTAAACAACAGCATTCACAAGAGATGACTGCGTTGGAAGCAGAAAGCCAAGCGTACGCAGACTTGCGTAAGCATGGGTTAGATCAAGCGCAAGCAGAAGAGCAACGTGCACACGATGCGGCGATGCAAGCGCAACAACAGTTGGCCCAAGCGGTCCAACAAGCACAACAACCAACAGGAGTATAAAAATGGCAACAGGCAATCAAGACATGGGTTTTCGCAAGAACTACAAGATCACCGGCAAACCCGGTTATGCAGGCGGCCCCGGCTCGCCAGTAGAAAAAGGTCCCTCTGGTTCAAAAATGGCGCCACCCGCACCCTTGTACCAAGTACCGCCCGTAAATAGTCGCGGTTTAAAGAAATAAGTTAGGGCGTAAGTACACACATTTGTGTGTACTTAGTTATAAGGAGGGTTTTTGATGAAAGACCCGTTATATGAATCGATCTTTAGGATCAAAGAAGCTGTTGAGTTTTTACAAAACGGCGTTTTGAGCGGGGTCGATAGCTGGGATAAATACAACCAGCTTGTAGGGAGAGGCCAAGGTCTGAAAGAGGCTTTGGATATTATCAACAGTGTCCTGCGAGAGGACGAGGAATCTGACAATGACAGAGAGTAAGTACCAAGTGGATGGTCGGAGTGAAGCCGACTGTTTTCCGGCAGTTGATCCGGGAATCAAGCTTAAAGGCAACCGAATCGTAGTCCAACTGCGAAAAGCCAAAGACGTTTCAAAAGGCGGCATCATTCTAGTAAGTGATACAAAGGCCACCGAAAAATGGAACGAGGTGATTGCAAAGGTGGTAGCAGTAGGCCCCTTGGCATACAGAGATCTTAGCACCCTTGAAACGTGGCCAGAAGGCCCGTGGGTACAACTGGGAGATCTTGTTCGTGTGATCAAGTACGGCGGTGACCGCTGGGCGGTACCACACGGCGACGGCGAGGTTGTGTTTATCATTTTGCAAGACCGCGAGGTTATTTGTGCAATTGATAATTTTGAAACCGCGAGGACTATGTTCCCCGCATTTGTTGAATAAAGGATTTCGTTATGAAATCAGTGCAAAAAGCAGAAATGCAAGCTGGCGAAGACATCGCCATTAAAGAACGTGACGATGGCAGTGCGTTAGCCGCCATGGACGACCACGTAGACCCGTTTGAGGGCACAGAAGATAACACATTGGCGTCAGACGACGACGGTGATGATGACACAGAAAGCTTTGCCGAAGGTGGCAATGTTGAGGGTGACACCGAAGAAGACAGAGAGGCCCTTCGAGCCGCGCGTCGTGAAGAGCGACGACTGAAGAAGGACCTGACAAAGCAACGCGAGGTAAGCGCAAAACATAAGATCAGTTCGCTGGAACGCCGCAACGAGACCCTTGAGCGCCGGTTGGCCCAAGTGGAAAACGCCGCAGTAGGATTCCAGTTTGCACAGATCGACCGCTTGTTGGAAGACGAGTCCACGCGCGTAGAGTACGCGAAGATGAAGGCAACGCAGGCCGCACAGGCGGGCAACGTAGCCGAGCAAATGGAGTACATGGAGCAATTCCACAACGCCAAGACAAAGTTGGCGCAGGTGCAAATGCTTAAACAGCGTCAGTTGGAAGAGGCTAAACAGCCCCGTAACAACGTGCCGAGCCCCGCGACTGAGGTGGTTCAGCAAAACGCTACTGAATGGTTACATTCAAACCGCTGGTATGACCCCAGTGGTAAAGACACAGACAGCCGCATTGCCAAGGTGATTGACAATGCGCTGGCAAGCGAAGGTTGGGATCCAGCCGACCCAGAGTACTGGGACGAGTTGGACAATCGATTGAAAGAACGTTTACCCCACCGGTACACGGGCAAAACAGGCGGAGACCGTAACCGCCGTAGCGGAACCTCAAGTGGTCGCACAGACGTGAGTGGTAGTGCTGTAAAGAACACCTTCACACTGAGCCGAGACCGCGTGCAGGCGCTCAAGGACGCAGGAATGTGGGATGACCCATCCAAGCGAGCTAAAGCGATCCGAAGCTACGCAGATTTTGACCGTAAGAACCGAGTAACGAAATAAGGGGTAAGACATGGCTAACAATCGAATTACACGAGATTTAGACGACCGCCTGCAAGGGCGTGTTGATGAACTGAAGGCGCGGAGTGAAATCTCCTCGCCTGATGAAGCAGTGAAGCGTGAAAGGCTGGAGGCTTTTCGGGACAAATGGTCCAACAACGCACTGCCGGACGTACCGGGTGGGTTAGTGCCCGGTATGCACCTCTGCTGGCTGTCAACGACAAACCAGTATGATTCAATCGACAAACGCATCGCGTTGGGTTATGAGCCAGTGAAAGCCGCCGAATTAGGAAAAGGCTTTGAACACTTAGGCAAAATGAGCTCGGGCAAGTTTGAAGGTTGTATATCTTGTAATGAGATGATCTTATTCAAGATCCCGGAAGACATTTATCAGGAAGTGGCAAAAATGCTTCACCACGATGATCCTTTGGAACACCAGCGCAACATCACGTCGCAGGTTCGTTCACAGGCTGAAGGTGGTAAAGGTGGACGCTCCATTCTGGAAGGTGGCCTCTTGGAGATGGAAAAAGATGCACACAGAGCCGCACATAACTTGCGGTTTAGTTAAACAACTTTAAGGAACCAATAAATGAGTGCAACTTACACTCCCTTTGGCCTGAAGCCCGTATATCATCCTAGCGGCATTATCCGTTCATTAAACTACACCGGCGTCTATGACGCGGCGGCAGTTTTTTACAGCGGCACTCCTGTCTCTTTTGATGAAGCTACGACTGCAGGCACATCTACTCTTATCGTCGCTACAGCGGCACCTACAGCAGGTCAGCGTTTAGCTGGTGTGTTCGGCGGTGTTGAGTATACAGACGCTTCTGGCCGCCGCACAGTCAGCAAATGGTTTGGTCCCGCTTTGGGCACCGCCACTGACGTCGTGATGTGGATTTTTATGGACCCCGAAATTGTGTATGAGATTCAAGCTAACGCTGGTGTCGCAAATACAAAAGTCGGTCAAGAATTCAACTTCTTGACACCATCCGCTGGTCAAATCATCGGCAATGGTGGTCTGGGTACTTCAACCGCAGGTTTGAACCCCGCCGATGTTGCCGTAGGCACACAAGCACAAATGCAAGTCACTGGTCTCGGCCGTGAAATCAACAACGCTTGGGGTGATAACGCAACTGTTGTGCAAGTCAAGCTCGCTAACGACGCGTTCGTTGCCGCTAACGTAGAATAACTAAAGAAAGGAAGTAGCACATGGCAACCCCAATGCGCAGTACGGACTTTAGAGCGGTAGTCGAACCTATCCTCAATGAAGTCTTTGATGGTGTATACCAACAACGTGATGACGAGTGGAAGGGTTTTGTAACCCAGATCACCGGCATTCCCCGCAACTATCACGAAGAAGTGATGCTGTTCGGTATGAACACAGCCCCTGAGATGCCTGACGGTACACCCGTTTCGTATGACCAAGGCGGTACTTTGTTCATTACCCGTTTCATCTATAAGATCTATGGTTTGGCATACGCCATGACCAAAGTCTTGATGGAAGACGGCGATCACATTCGTATCGGCTCGACTTTCTCGAAGCACTTGGCTCAGTCCATGATCGAGACAAAAGAGACTTTGTGTGCAAACTTGTTGAACTTTGCGTTCACTGCCGGCTATGTCGGTGGCGACGGTAAAACATTGATCGCAAATGACCACCCAATCTCCCAAGGTCGTTCTTTCAGCAACCAATTGTCTACAGCGGCTTCACTTTCACAGACATCTGTGGAACAGTTGCTGATCCAAATCCGCTCTGCGGTGGACAACAACGGTAAGCGTATTCGCCTGAAGGCGGAGCAACTCGTGGTACCTCCTGCTTTGGAATTCCAAGCAGAAGTTATCTTGAAGTCTGTCCTCCGTTCTGGTGGCGCTGACAACGATCTGAACCCTATCAAGTCTACTGGCATGTTGCCAAACGGCGCCCACGTGGTGACTCGTTTGTCCTCAAGCAAGGCTTGGTTCATTCAGACCGACGCTGAAAACGGTTTGATGTTGGTCATGCGTCGTCCTTTGGAGCGTAGCTCTGAGGGTGACTTCGAGACTGACAGCATGCGTTACAAGGCCTCTGAGCGTTATGCTACAGGTTGGCACGATCCCCGTAATATGTACGGCACGATCGGTTTGTAATCGCAGACCTAGCCGGGAGTAAAGACCCCGGCACCCTAAACGCCCTACCTGCAAAGGTAGGGCGTTTTTGTTTGTGGATATGGGTAATTCTATGTAAGAGCTATAATCAGCATCGACCCGTAAAGCTCACGGGCGGACGCCATAGAGACGATGCTGTAATCTTTCTATGGAAAGTACATAAAAATGTCAGTAACTTTTAACACCCCTATCCGCGTTTTTAAGCGCAACAACCCCACAAACGACGGCACAATTGCCCCTGATAACACAGGCGCGGTGCAGGTTGCTCAACAGGACTATATTGAGCCCATCACGGCAACCCGCCTTGCTGGTGTAATTCCTGTTTTTGCTGTCGGTACAACCACAGCGGCCCCCGCTGTAATCCCTGCTGGCGCAATCGTTAACCACATTTTCTTCATGCAAACTTCAGCGCCATCTGCGTTGACAGGCGGCGTGATTACCGTGGCTATTGCCGGCGTTGACGTGGGTACAATTACCCCCACAACCACTGGCGGTCGAATTGGTATCTCGTTTACATCCTCTGCCGCAGTGGCCACAGTGTTGAACAACGTCGGTTCTACCGACGCAACCGTCACGTTCACTGCAACAGCCATTACAGCCATTACAGGTACCTTGGCCGGCACGTTTGACATCCAGTACACATCGCGCAACCCTGACGGTTCTATCATCGCCTACGGTGCTGGTTTAACTAACTCCTAAGGACCGACATGCGTCAAGTAACAGTTGGAGCGGACGTCCTCGTCCCGGTCGATCAGTACATTGCACCGGTCAACGTTACTTACGTTGCCACCGGTTCTGGTACCGTTGAGATTTCTTACACTGACCCATTTCCATTGAACGCGCAAGGGTACCCTGTGCCTACAGCGCCGGTGATGACTTGGGTTGCGGCGCCAGCCAGCCCAATCGTGAACCAGCCCTTCCGGGCTATTCGCGTTACTGGCGGCACCAACCCTACACTCACAGTTATCCAAGCCGGAGTGCGATAATGGGTAACGCCTATTACGGCGGTATCTATTGTGACACGCGCGGGCAGTCTGTACTGTCCGTCGCGGTCTGCGATCGTTGTAATCGCAAAATGTCGTACACGCTTCTCAAATCGGATCCTAACTTTCCCGGTCTCATGGTATGCCCTGACGACTTGGATCAGTTCGACCCGTGGCGCCTTGCCGCCATTCAAACCGAGAACATAACCCTCAGGCACCCGCGGCCTGACGTTTCCGTCGCCATTCAGGGCAAAGGCGGACTTATTACTAACGCCCCCAACGTGGCTAATATCAACCAAGGCCCCAACATGCTTGGTGACGGTTTGGGTAACTCATTGACCCCCGCGACATACGCCAACACGTCTAGCACACCCACACCCGGCGACATTGAGGTATAACAAAAATGGCTGACATAAGCATACTCCAACTACCACCAGCAACGTACCTAAACGTCAACGACGTCACGGTTATTGTTCAAGATGGTGTTACAAAGAAAGCCGCTATTGCGCTATTCCAAGGCAGTACCACTTACACAGTGGCCACACTGCCTAGCGCAACCACCTCTGGGCTTGGTGCTAGGGCTTTTGTCACTAACGCGCTGTCCCCTACATTTGGGGCAACAGTTGCGGGTGGTGGTGCAGTAGCCACGCCGGTGTATTCGGATGGCACAAACTGGAAGGTTGGATAATGGACTCGCAAGACCTATTCAACGCGGCGATTACGCTGTCTGGTGCATTCGGGGGTTGGATCTTGAAAACGATCTGGGACGCCATAAAAGATCTCAAATCTGAGATAAAAGAATTAAACCGCGAAGTAAACCAAGACTTTGTGCGACGTGAAGACTTTAAAGACTCCATTGGTGAAATTAAAGAGATGTTGAATAAGATCTTTGACAAGTTAGACAACAAGGCGGACAAGTGAAATGGGTAGTTTTAGCACTAATCATTGTTTGTCTATTAGTTGGTGCTGAAGCTAAAGTTGGTTGCCACGTAAGAGAGTTTTGGTCGATTGCTTGGACAATCCACAACCCTTCAGAACGGCATCAACAGATGTCAATGTGGTTAACAAACAATGTGCGGTTTTGTAGAAGCCAAGATTTAACTGTCATTTGGAACAACCTGTCCGAGTGGGCGGGCACAGCAGATTCAGCAGAACTCAGAACTAAAGTCATTCATGGGTACAAAGAGGCACTTGAGCGAGAGAAAAAATGATCCAGCTACACAAATGGTATCCGTTTGTGTTTCCCAAAGAGTACGACGTCAGGGCAATTGCCGCCGAGACCCGTGCACAACGGCTGGAGTATGAGTACAAGCAGGCTCTGAAAGCCGAAAAGTTGAACGAGGCTGTTGAGGCGTATGCCCTTGAGTTGTACAACAAACGCGCACACCAAACAACTGTTGAATTAGAGATATTTTCTAACCAAAGACATTTTGACAAATACGTATGACAAAGAGACCAGTACGCAAACCCCAAGTGGAGACAAAGGAAAAGCTGACCCTGTGGGTCACGCTCATGGTAAGCACGACCCTGTGCATTTCGGTATTGGCCATGGTAACCAGCTTTATGCTCGGTCTGTGGGCCAAGGAAGTGGACAACGCCGAGATTTTCAAAATGATTTCACCCGCGTTTTCTACTCTAATCGGAGGCATGATTGGGTTCCTGAGTGGTATCAAGTTGATGCAGAACGAAGACAAAAAACCAAGCTGTAAGGATTAAGCATGTTAGATATTTTAAGCGGTGGCCTACTAGGCTCCATCTTCGGCGGTATCTTCCGCATGGCACCCGAGGTGCTCAAATGGTTGGATAAGAAGAACGAGCGTGAGCATGAACTCAATATGTTCAAGTTCCAGTGCGACTTGGAGGCCCAGCGCGGCCAACAGAAGTTAGCAGAGATCGGCGCACAGCGCGAAGCCGCAGTGGACGTCGGTGTGATGGACGCGTTCAACGCGGCCATTCAACAACAGGCTGTAATGGTCAAGGCCGCCGGTGGATGGGTAGCCAGCCTGTCGGCCTCTGTGCGCCCTGTAGTGACCTACTGGGTGCTGTTTATTTGGTCGTTTATCCACGTATGGTTCGCATACAACGCGTGGCTTGGTGGCGCATTGGCCACCGAGGTATTCCGCACCATGATGACACCAGACTTTTCTGCACTGTTGGCAGGCACCATTAACTACTGGTTCCTCGACCGTACACTGTCCAAGCGCGGACTATGAACCTAGAACTGGCCGCAGAACTATGCCGCCGGTTTGAGGGCTACAGGGCTAAACCGTACCTGTGCCCTGCCAACGTGGCAACCATAGGGTACGGGTCTACCTACTACGCAGACGGCCGTAAGGTGACCCTAGAGGACCCTTCTATGGACGAGCCCACAGCTAGGGCTTTGTTAATGGCTGAATTACAGCATACGTACCTACCCGGGGTATTACGTAACTGCCCTATACTGGCAACAGATGAGCGCAGATGTAACGCCATCGTGGACTTTGTTTACAACCTCGGCGTCGGACGACTCCAGACTTCCACACTCAAGCGCAAGATCAACGCGCAGGACTGGGAGGGTGCCAAGGAGCAGTTAATGCTCTGGACCAAGGGCGGCGGTAAGGTTTTGCCCGGTTTGGTTAAAAGACGAGTGGCCGAATGCGCTTTACTTTAAGGGCATAACGGCCCTTTTTTATGGGTAATTATCTATAGGAGCGCAAGACTATGGCACGAGAACACGACAAACCTATTCCCCGTAAAACCACTGGAAAAGACAAGACGTACAACCCGACCGACAAGGGCGCGGGAATGACGGCCAAAGGCCGTGCCGAGTACAACGCCAAGAATAATTCAAATTTGAAACCTCCCGCGCCAAACCCTAAGACTAAGGCAGACGCGGGTCGTAAAGCAAGTTTTTGTGCAAGGATGGAAGGCGTGGTAGCAAAATCTAAAGGGCCTGCAGAACGCGCTAAAGCTTCTTTGAAGAGTTGGAACTGCTAATATGAAACCCGGACTCTATGCCAATATTCACCTAAAAAGAGAACGCATCGAAAAGCAAAAAGCCGAAGGGCGCCCTGCTGAAAAGATGAGAAAACCCGGCACCAAGGGTGCACCAACAGCGCAGGCTTTCAAAGATTCTGCTAAAACAAAAAGGAAATAAAATGGCTTCTACTTACAAACCCCGCATCGACCACTCTAAAAAGAACTACGAGTCTGAAGGCGCAGACATGGCGCAAGACAAGAAGGTCGTCAAAAAAGCTTTTAAGATGCACGACGAGCAATCCCACGGTGGCGAGAAGACAGACATGTCCAAGCTCAAAAAAGGTGGCCGCGCTAAGATGACCACAGGATCTGTGCGTAATTTTAAAGCCGGCGGTTTGATTGGTGTGAAGAGCATTGACAAACAGCCTAACGCTAAAGGCCCTAAGAAAGTTGCTGAGAAGTACAACAAAGGCGGTATGTGCTAAATGCCCATCAAGTCTAAGTCCCAAGAACGTTTGATGCAGGGGGTGGCTCATTCCCCTGAGTTTGCCAAAAAGGTAGGCATCAAACAATCTGTGGGAAAAGACTTTGTGAAAGCAGGCCCTGCTCAGAAGAAACTTCCAGAGCGCATTAAGAAAAAATAATGGCAAGCAACTACGACAACACCTCTAACACAACTGGTCAAACCACCATATCGGTTGACCAGTTGATTTCGTTTGCCTACAAAGAAGCGGGCAAGCTGTCAGAGGAGTTGACACCGGAGTACATCAACGCGGCCCGTCAGGCGCTGTGGTACATCCTGATCAACCTGTCAAACCGTGGTGTGAACCTGTGGTTGCTTGAGTACATTGTGATGGGTAGTGAGGCACAACAGCGCGCGTACACACTGCCTGTGGGCACTGTGGACATTCGCGAGGCCAACTACCGCACGTTGACCACACCCTCTGCCACAACAGACACAACGCAGGTGTTCAACACAACCACGTTGGACCTGTCGTACAGCATTGCGGCCGGTGCGTCTGCGGCGGCGTTTTTCAGCGGTAGCCCACGTTTCTTGAGCGCAGGTTTTTATTGCGAAACACCAAATAAAACACTGACTGTTGAGTACAGCTACGACAACATCACGTGGGCTTCAGTTGGCACGGTGAGCAACAGCGCGGTCAACAACTGGGGCTATCTGCAGATTGACGGCTCTCCTGCGGCGGGCTTCTGGCGTTTCCGTAACACAAGCGCGTCGGCAATTGTTGTACGGGCCCTGTCATTGGCTTCTGTTCAACAAGACATTCCCATGGCGCGGATGAACCGCAACGATTACTTCAGCCTGCCTAACAAAGATTTTCTCGGTGTGCGCGCGTTGCAGTTTTGGATGGACCGTCAGGTCACGCCTGAGATCAACGTGTGGCCAGTGCCACAGAGCGCGTTCCAAGTGTTCCAGTTTATTATTGAATTGCAACCACAAGATGTTGGTCGTTTGACTAACGAGATTGCTATTCCAGACCGTTGGGTGCCTGCCATCCAAGGCCAGTTGTCACACCGCTTGGCCAAGTTGTTGCCCGGTATTGACCCTGCACGAATTCAAATGCTGAAACAAGATGCCGCAGAGGCAACGCTGTCGGCCGAAGAAGAAGACCGCGATAAGTCTCCTATTTACTTCCGTCCGAATGTTTCCTACTACACCCGATAAGAAGAAATAACTATGGCACAAGCGGGATTCACACCAATTCAACTGTATTTCAGTTCCACCGCGGCGGCGGTGCCCATTGCTGGCAATTTAATTGCCGGCGAGGTGGCGCTGAACACCACCGACGGCAAACTGTATTTTAAAGACAGCGGCGGTCTCGTTAAGACCCTTGCAGACTCTTCAACAGCGACGGGCAATTTGCCCGGCGGTACTGCAGGCGCTCTCGTATACCAAAGCGCGCCAAGCACAACCACGTACTTGACCCTTGGTACAGCAGGACGCATGCTGTTTTCAAACGGCACAACGCCTGCGTACTCAGTGGCCCCAACTGCCGGTGGTATTGTGTACTCGACAGGCACAGCGCCCGCGTTTGCGGCACTTGGCGCGGCGGGGTCGTTGCTGTACTCAAACGGTACAGCGCCAGTGTATGCGTCGATAGGAGCCGCTGGGTCAATCGTTTACTCAACAGGCACTGCGCCTACATCTCTTGCAATCGGCGCAACAGACTATGTTCTGACATCAACAGGATCAGCACCTCAGTTTGTAAGCCAAGCCAGTTTGTCTGTGGGTAGTGCGGCTACAGCAGGTTTTGCCACGACCGCAGGTTCAGCAACGTCAGCAACCACAGCAACGACCTCTACCAACTTGGCTAACGGCGCGGCTAATCAACTGCCGTTCCAAACAGCGTCTAGCACAACGTCTTTCATCGGCGCCCCAACATTAACCGGCACTGTGCTTGGTTGGACTGGGTCCGCGTTTGCGTGGGTGTCAGCGCCAGCCGCAACAACAACAACTAACATCTCTGGCGGCGCGCAGTACCAGATCCCGTTCCAAAGCGGTGCCAGCACAACAACGTTCAATTCAAACCTGACGTTTAACTCAGCGACAAACACAGTTGGCACAACAAACATTACTGCCACTGGTGTGGTGGGTGCAAATTCAGTTAGCGCCACTTTAGGTGTCAGTGCAGGAACAACAATTGCCGCAGGCACAGCAATCAGTGCAGGCACCTCTATTAGCGCAACAACATCGTTGTCAGCAGGAACCTCTGTCACTGGCGCGTATGTTGTTGCTAATCAGTCCATTGTTGCTTCTTCAAACATTGGGGCGTACAGCTATGGAACAACTTCATACCTAGACACAAACATTTTTGGTTCTTACGCAACCACAGTAAATAGCTACGCTCAAAACATTCTTCAAAATAAGAGTAATGGCACATCTGCTTCAGTAGACTACATTGTTTCAAACAACCTAGGTACAGCAACCACGTACTACGGTGACTTTGGTATGAATAGTTCAACACATGCGGGTATTGGGCCTTTCCAATTACCTAATGCAGTTTATTTGTACTCTACAGATTCTGATTTAGTTGTTGGTACAAAGACAGCGCACGAGTTGCGTTTGGTGACCAACGATAACGCGGCGGACTCGATGACAATCAACGCTACAGGTGCTGTTGCGTTTAACGGAAACTTTGGTGTTTTAAACCAGATTCTGACAAGCACAGGAAACGTAACACCACCTGTATGGAGCACACCTTCTGCTATTGTGATTGGTACAGCAACAAACCTAGCTGGTGGTGTTGCAGGCGCAATGCCCTACCAAACTGCACCTAGCACAACAGCGTTTACTGCCGCCGGCACAGCAGGACAAATTCTCACCAGTAATGGAGCAGGCGCGCCAACATGGGCAACGCTTTCTGTCGCTGATAATTCACTTCTTTGGTATTTCATGGGTTAAAAGGATAAATCATGGCACAAACTCCAATCTCTTCATCGGTTCTGTATAACTCGACAACGCCTACATCAATTTATACAGTACCGGCGGGTCAAACTGCAATTGTCAAAGGTGTGCTTGCTTCATCTTTGGTTGGGTCGTCAGATATAGTTACAGTAAATAAAGTATCGGGCGGTATAACATATCCTGTTGTTCAAGCTCAAACAACGGGATACGCTAATGCAAGCTCACAATATTATCAATATACAGGTATTAAAACACTCAACCTATTACAAGCACCAATTACGCTTGCGGCGGGCGATTCAATTTCAATTTCAACTAGTGATACAAGCTATTACAAGGCAGAAATTGCCGCCTCTAGCGTCAATTATAAAATTGCAAATTTTAATTATTTTAACGGAAACTACATTGCTGTTGGTATAGATAACTCAACTGGTTTTGGTTTAATTTTAACAAGCACAAACGGAATAACTTATACGCAAAGAACATTTAATGTTGCGGTTCAATTAACTAATGTTGTATATGGAAATGGATATTATGTAGTTTGTAATGCAACGGGTGGAACAATTCATTACAGTACAGATTTAATAACGTGGACACAAGTTACATTACCTTCCACTTATCCTTGTTATGCGCTAACGTATGGGGGCGGTAAATTTGTAACTGGTGGTGATAGTGGATATAGTTACTATGCAACTACAACGCCGTTGAGTTGGACTGCGGCTACTGTGTTTCTTGGTAACACTATTAGAGCAATTGCGTATATTGGCACTAATTATTTTTATGGAACTAGTGGTATTTCATATTACACAGCAAACTTTACAAGCTATACACAACCTTACGTTTCTTCAATAACTGGTTTTAATTCTACAGGGGCAATTGCCGCATCACCAAATAAAGTTCTTGTTACATCTACCAATGTTCAAAATAGCTCACCAAATAATGTTCTTAGACAAAGCGCAGATGGTGTAAGTTGGTCTGTTGTAAATACCTCAGGCGCGGGTGGTTCTCTTACAAGTTATTACGGATTTCCGCATTACGCCGCTAATGGCGGGTACACTTATCAACGATACACTAACGATGCAACAATGTGGTATCTTAGTTCAAGTGATGGAGTATCATGGACTGCTAATCAAGCTAGTTTTTTAACAGCCTATAGCACTTCTGGAAACTACAGTATTAGTCCTGCTTATGATAATACATCAAACGCAAGCTATCAAAATAAATGTTTAATTTATCAATATGCGGCAAATTCTCATTATTTTCAAGGTTGTAACATAAGTTCAAGCGGTGTTTTGAGTAATCAAAATTTTAGTTTTTCTAGTACCAACATAACCAATGGACAACTCACAATCAATATTGTTCCCGTATTTGCGGGCAATCCTTTTGATGGCTCATGGGTTGCAATAACGTATGGCGCAATTAGTCCTTATACCGGCGGTTTTTACTATGGTACTGGTCCTAATCAAGGAGCTGATGGTCAATATTCTTATGGTATTTATCAACCCTCTTATGGATACCAAGCGGGTCAGGGTATTTCAATTGGTGTAATGCCTAATTCATCAAAATATCTAGGCGGTACAAATACAGGATATGTTTGGATAGCTGATAGTTATTCTTCTGGCTTTAATCCTTACATGGGTAATCCTGCGTATTTTGGCCCTAATCCTGCGGGATTTAATTGGACTAGTGCTGGTGGTGGTGGCGTGCCAGTAGTAGGATTTGCAAGAAGCGGTGACGCATCTAATAGTATTTTGGTAATACTTTGGAATAACGGTTATGTTGGGACAACAAGTAACCAAGGCGTTTCATGGACGTTTGGTTCTGTAGGCGCTTCAAGTTTTACTAATCCACAAACTTTGCGAAACTCAAAATGCTTAACTTATAACAACGGTAAATTTTGGGCTATGACTACTGCCGGATTGACTCTTGTTAGTACAGATGGAATAACGTGGTCAACAATGCAAAGTACCGTTGACTCAATTTATTATTTTAATTCACAAAACGTGTTTATTTCTACTACAGGAATTGCCACTTCTGCAACAGGTGTAGTAGATGCTTTTACACAAAAAACAGGTACAAACTATACCGCCTCAAATTATTCAACTAACAAGCTAACCTATGATGGAGCAAATTATTGGTTAACTAACGGTTCAACACTATACCGTTCTACAGATTTAATAACGTGGACAAGTAAATCATTTAATACTACACAAATTAACAATGTAACTTATTGGAATTCTGGTACCTCAGGTATAGCTTACTCAGGAACAGGAACAAATATTAGTCTTGCACAAGCAAACACTTTTGTACCGGTAGTTAATAGTACAATTTCAGTGCCATTTACGCCGACTACTAATACTTATGTTGGTGTGGCAACAGCTTCTATTGTTGAAATTGATTAAAGGAAAGACATGACAGAACAAAAAAACCCTATTGGACATTTGTTAATTGATTTGACATTTACAGTTGATGAAGTCAATGAGATTTTGCACACGTTGGCGCATTTGCCGTTTCATCAAGTAGCTAGTGTAATGAAAATGATTCAAGACCAAGCTATTCCGCAAGCGCACAAACATGAGCAAGCGGTCAAAAATGTCTCAGACGTAATTGAAAAAACAACGGAGGAAGTATGAAACGCATATATGCACATCCAAACCCAATGTGGAATGGTGGTCCAGTAGTTGTTATGGCGATTCTTCATTATGAAGGTGAATGTCCTGACAAATCTGAAGACCCGCTAATTACTTACATCCATGTTGATGATGATGTAGAAGTTGATTATTTTGACCTTGTAACCAAAAACGAAGACGATACATACACGTTTACAAAACCATGAAAATAGAACTTGACACTGATTTGGTAAACCAGATTCTTGGTTACTTGGGCACTCGCCCGTACCAAGAGGTTTACCAGTTGGTACAAACTACGCAAGAAGCCGCGCGTGCTTCACTGGCACAACAGCAAGCAAAAGCTGAATAACCGAAAGAGATAAATGGCCGCAGAAGCAATGACCTATGACAGCCTCGTTGAGGATGTCATTACTTACTCTGAGCGCGACGATGTTTCTTTTGTTGCGCAAATTCCTCGGTTGATTATGTTGACCGAGCAGAGCATTGCCGCCCAGATTAAAACCTTGATGCAGTTGAACGTGGTCAACACCACGCTAACTGTCAACAACCCTGTAATTCAAAAACCGGCCCGTTGGCGCAAAACGACCAGCATGAAGATCAACGGTCAGCCTGTGCTTAACCGTTCCATGGACTACGTGACTCAGTTTCAAACAGAGTCAGACAACGGACAACCTCTTTACTACGGAGATTACGACTATGATCACTGGGCTCTTGCTCCAACTCCAGACGACGATTACTCGTTGCAAATTATTTATTACAGCCGCATTCAGCCGCTTGACATCACGAATCAAGAAAATCTTTTAACACGCGAGGCCCCTCAGGCTTTGCTGTACGGCACCTTGCTTCAGGCACAGGGCTTTATTAAGAACGCGGACAAGCTTGCAATGTGGAAGGGCTACTACGACGAAGCCATTAACGCACTCAAAGGTGAAGATCAGAAACGCATGATCGACCGCAACGCAACAAGACAGGAACCTTAAATGCCTACATTCACCTCCCCGTTTACCGGGAACGTAATCCAGCCAACGGACGTAAGTTACGAAGCAATTGCGCTATCAGGCACGGTACAACTGTACTGGCCTCAGTATGTCAGCACCGCGGGTCAGCAGGTAAGCGCCCGTATCATTGACGTTGTGTCCGCCGCCGGTGGTATTCTTCGGCTACCAAACGCACAGCAGGCCTCTGTTGGCGAAGACATTCTGTTCCGCAACCAAGGCGCTAACGCGTTCACAGTGTCCCGCTCAGACGGCACTGGCTCGTTCACCGTGCCCGTGGGTCAGGCTTACTACACGTACCTGACAGACAACACCACAGCAGTGGGTGTGTGGGGTGTTGTGGCGTTCGGTGTAGGCACGTCCTTTGCAGACGCCGCCACACTGGCAGGAAACAGCACAGCGGCCATTCTAGGCAAGCTAGAAACAACAATCGTTACCAACGAGTACTCCTCGTCCATCACCCTTTCTGACACGTCTCGCGCGCAGTGTTTTGTGTGGACCGGCGGTGCGGGCTC